TACGACTCGTACAGACGTTGATGGTCTGATCAATACACTCTTGCTGCGTAAGGCGATCCGGCTCTTGAAGGGTCAGAACGTCAAAATGTTCAACAAGATGATTAAGGCCGGGCCGGGCATCGGGACTGAGCCTGTTCGCGCCTCGTTTTGGAGCATCATCCACACCGATGTCGAGTTCGACGCGGAAGAAATGACCGGGTTTATCCCGATTCATACCTATCCTGCGCAAACCGCAGCCATGCCTTCTGAGGTTGGCGCTTATCGCAATATCCGCTTTGTTACTTCAACTCAGGCGAAGGTCTTCCCTTCGGCTGGTAACAACGTCACTTCGGGTCATAAGACCACGGACACGACTAAAGAAGACGTGTACTGCACTTTGATCTTTGGCATGAACGCTTACGGTATCGTGCCTCTGAGCGGTCACAGCTTGGAAAACATCGTGACGCCTCCGGGCGGTCAAGGTGATCCGCTGAAACAGCGCAGCACTTCGGGCTGGAAGGCAATGACTACGGCGATCATTCTGAACGATGCCTTTATGACTCGTTTGGAAACTGGCGCTACTGCTTAAGCATACGACGGAAAAGAGGAAACTATAACAATGAAACGTTTTATAAACACGCGGGTCGTTCTCGACATGGAGAGCGGCAAGGTTATCAACCGTGAAGGGTTCGAGTATGACGGGCCGGTCGCGGAGGCGGTCACTGCAACGTCCGTCACCAAGTTAGTGGAAGCACACGAACATGGCGCGAAAAGGGAAGTGTATTCCTTCTCTATTGATCCCGGTTCTATCGCGGCCTTTGCTCAAGAAGTCGAGACAATGGCCGTCACTGGTGCGCGGTCTGGCGATCCTGTCTCCGTGAACCTTGAGGCACCGGGTGCTTCGATTGCGGTGCAGGGAGCGAAGGTCACTGCGACTGACGTTGTATCTTTCTACTTGGCAAACCATCAGGCTACCACGGCGGTGGATTCGGGTGCGCTCGTCGGGTACTTGACGATTTACAAGAAAACGGTTGGAAGCTAAGACAAAGGTTTTCATCGGGCAACCGAATAAGGGGGATGTCAAGTGGAATACTATGGCATCCCTCTTTTCCACATTGGCGCTAGCAAACTACGACACGGCGCTACTAGGGCAAACCGGGCCGGTTCTGGACTTCAATCGGAATTTCGTTTGCAAGATGGCGCTGGAACATTCCGCGACTCATGTCTGCTTTATCGACACGGACATGGTTTTCCCATCAGACACGATCAACCGGCTTTTAGAAATCAGCAAGCCTGTGGTCGGGGTTGCCAGCCGTAAGAAGAAACTTCCAAGACAATACACAATCGAAGTCGATGAAGCGACGGGAGCGCGGCCTATCGCTGACAGCGAGCTACCGGCTGCGCCTTTTTGCAGAATTGGCGGCTCTCCGATCCTGGTCGGTACGGGCATCATGCTGATTGATCTGCAAGCAATCAATACGGCTCTCGCTAAACCGTGGTTCAAGTTTGAAACTTTCTGGAATGACGAAGAGGTAGGTTACACCGGCGAGGATCTTTATTTTTGCCGTAAGACTTGGGCGGCGGGTCTTGAAGTCTGGTGCGATCCAACAATCGACGTGAAGCATATTGGCGATTTTGAATACTAAATTGGAGGTGCGGTAATGGCGGAAAAAAAGAAGATCTCTCCTGAAATGACGGCGTTTGCCAAGCAGTTTCTTGGCGCGATGAATGTCGATGCGGCGGAACTGACAGCAGAGGACAAGCGCGAGGATGAGCTAGCCGGCAAACAGCTAAAGAGCGAAGCGGCACGGCAATCCAAAGAGCAGCACTATTGGGTTCAAGTAATTCGGATGCCCGATGATAACGAGTCGCACATTTTCGTGGGCGCTGCGGGCGTTGCGTATCAGCTCGCAAAGGGCGTCAAGGTTCCGGTTCCTAAAAGTGTGCTCAATGCTTTGAGTATGGCGCGGGTGGACGGATTCGTACCGATCATTGACGACCAAACGGGCATGAAGAAACAAGCCCGCGTGTCCTATGATCGTTACCCGTTGCAGATTTTCGGGGAGTGCTCGCTGGCCGAAGTGAAGGCATGGCGGGATGAAGAGGCGCGTAAGTCGCGGGAGCGTACCGGCATTGTAGATGCGCCGAATGTTGAAGTGTTGGGCCGTCCGTCCGTCGAGTACGGCAATCCCGAAAAGGTGTTGAGTGACTAAGGGCGAAATAATCGACCGTGTTCAAGAGTTAATGCAAGATCCATCACCGGCTGCGCGTGGGTTGGCCGGTGCGTGGGTCAACTTGGTTCTTGATGATCTCGCCTCGCGTGGGCTGCTCGAATCGCTACAGCGCGAAGAGTCAACGGCTCTAATCGCTGGCAACGGTGTCAGCATGACGGTGGGGCGCGACTACGATCTAGCGCCGAACACGGACAAGGTTTTCAAGGTCTTTATCCCTGCGCTTGGAAACGCGGGGATTCTCAAAAAGAAATCCTCAACTGAGTTTTTGGAACGGATGCTACGCGACGGGGCGGCGTATCAGTCACAACCTGAGATTTACATGATCTTTGGCAATCGCACCTTGCGGATTCATCCGGTGTGTACAACGCAACTGGCTCCGGCTTCGCCTACCGATCTGCAAAAACTCTACATTTGGAAATACAAAGACATTGAGCACCTTGTAGAAGCCGACGAAATCACGGAGCTGAAAAACAAACATACGCCCTTGCTGGTCAGAGGCGCATTTGTTTTCGGCGCTAAGTTCGACTCGCAAGACGATTACGTAAAAGCCAAAGCGGAGTATGAGCAGGGAATAGCCGAGTTTCAATTCGATCAGGTGAGTGATCCCGATAGGGTCGGGCAAGTTCCGTATAACGACAATTAAATGCCGGCTCTATTACATGAAGCTCTAAATGACTTTAGCGGCGGGACCAATCTCCGTGACGCTCCGCTTGGGTTGGCACCTAACGACTGTATCGGGCTCACGAACATGTACCCGATTGCGGGCGGCGGCGTGGTCGGGCGCGGCGGTCAATCGGTGTTCAATCAAACCGGGATAAGCGCAAGCCCGATCCGTTCAATGTATCGGTTCTACAAGCAGGACGGAACGGGCGTGCTGCTCGCCTCAAACGGTACGGGCATGTATCAAGCCGATGAAGCTACCGGAATTTTTTCGCAGATTGGTGGCGCGACTTATACCAACGATCAACGTTTTTCTTTCACGTCTTGGAGCGCGAAGGATAAAGTTTACTGGATTAACGGGATTGAGCCACTATCGAGCTACGACGGCACAAGCGGCGTATCAGTGTTTGTTGGCGGCTCTCCGCCTGTCGGCTCGCAAATCGAGTTTCACGGTGATCGACTCTGGATCCTACAAAACAATCTCGTTCGCTTCAGCGATTTAAATACTGACGATTCATGGCCGGGCGCTGCGGCGCTCAATATCGCCGATAATCGCGGCGGGGCTGGAAAGTTCTTAAAGAGCGCGAACGGCGTACTGATTGCCGGCAAGAGTACCGGGCTATGGCGCTTTGAGGGTTCGCCTATCCTCGGCGGGCAGTTGACGAAGTATAGCAATGTTGGGTGTGTCGCGCCGTGGTCGGCGTCGGTTGTTTCCGCAATCTCGGCAAGCGGTCAATCTATCCCTGTGGCGGTGGTGTTTCTCGGTGACGACGGGGTGTATGTGACCAACGGGTTTGACGTGCAGCTGGCTTCACCAAAGATTCAAGCATCGGTCTTTACCGGGCGGTTCTCTGGCGCGGTGGGCAAGTATTACCCGAAACTAAAGCAGTACTGGCTCTCGTTCAATCCAGCGGGAGCTGCGAATAATACGCTCTGGGTCGCAACAACGCTTGACGCGGTGGACGGGCAAAAAATCGCATGGGCGAATTATACCGGATTTAATCTCGATGCGTTCGCCGTGTTCGATGGCGGCAACGACAACGGGGAATTTTACGGCGGGCTATCGACGGGCGGGACGGTGCATCAGCTCGATACCGGGGCGCTTGATATTGCCGCCACATACGAGTGTCGTCTGGCGAGTAGATTCTGTGACTTCGGAGCCGCGGATAAAACAAAGAGCGTGCGCTGGATAAAAACCGTTTTCGATGCGCGGAGGCCGGTTTCTTATCTGCTCAATTATTTCGACAGAGCACAATTTTCCAGCGGCCTTCAGTCTGACAATACAGAGGGCTTGGTGTGGGACGTTGGGAGTTGGGACGTTGATACCTGGTCACAGCGGCAATCGCAAAATACGCGAACGTCCACGCTCAATTCGGGTCTTGGGCGCTATGTCAACCTGACGCTATCGAATACCGGCGACGGCGCGGCGTTTCGCGTTGATCGGATCGAAATGGAAGCAATCGAAAAGCAGGGCGGCGCTTTCGAGTTGTTTACCTTTAACAGCATACCGTGAGGGGTGGGGCGTGGGGATAATCACTAAGGCTTATACTTTTCTTGCTAACACGCTGGCTGAGTCAGCGAAGGTCAATACCAATTTCGATCAGCTATTTACCGAAGTCAACGGCGGGCTCAATAACGAAAACGTTTCCGCCTCGGCGAACATTGCGCAATCGAAAATCGCCAATCTCGTTTCGGACATGGCAGCGCGCCTCCTGAAGGCCGGCGACACGATGACGGGTGGTTTAACTATCAAAATGTCTGGCCCAACGCTCCGCTTGATCGGTACGGAAACGTCGGCGCGGGATTGGTTCATCGGTGAAACGGCGGGCATAATAGTTATTTACCGCAACGACGGCACGGAGGCGGTTCCGGTGCTGACTCCGGTCTTTACGTTCCCTATTGATGGCAATCCTGTCGTCAATACGGACGTTGCGACAAAGCTATTCGTTGACGGTCTGGTCGATCAATATTCCCGGTCTCTGAACTTTGCGCGGGCGGTAGTGGTAAGCGGTGATGCAACGACAAACTTTACCGGGTTTGCCGGTATTGCGGGGCTCACAACGAATATTACAACAAGGGCGCGGCGGCTGCGGATTACATTAACGGCGACGGGCGAAGTGGCGGCGACTACTCCTGCAACGCAAGGCTGGGTCGATTTTGACATTGACGGTACGCGGGTCGGCGGTGGCACTCAAGGGCTAATGACTATCGGCGGGCAGGACGGCATCGGCTACATCGGTCCAATCAATGCAAGTTTCATAACGGACGTGGTGACGGCAGCAACGCATGCCGTGAGCATGCAGTTTCGCACGAATGGCAACGGGTTAATGACGGTGCGCGCCAATACTGATCAGCCGGCTTGGCTGACGGTGGAAGAGCTACCTTTCTAATGCCGCGCCGTGTTCAAGACTGCGGGGCGCTCAATCCGCAAATCGCAGACATTGTAAGCAGCGCGATTGATCGGCGGGAGTTTGTTGACGTGGTGACTGATCCTAACCCTGACTTTGAATTTTCGGTGGCTCACGGATTGGGGCGGGTACCAGTGGGTTACATTCCGATTGTTCAGGATAAGG